TGATCCGCCGAGTCTGGTCACCCCACCCAACTTCCCCTCCGTGGGGTGACCAGACTGGGCAGATTGCCCGTGACCAGAGAGGAGCAGTAATGGAAGTGAACCTGAGGGATATGCCAGCCAAGGAGTTGGCCAACCACCTGCGTGAGAGGGCCATCACACGGCCGGACTTTGAGCCTGCCGAACTGGTGCTCTTGACGGGGCGTGAAGTGCTCGCCATCGCTGACCGTCTGGCACGGCAGTGACCCTGGCGAAACTGGAAGGTCTTTGTGTCATATGCGGCGGGGTGGTCTCCAACGGGACCACTCCGCACTGCCGCGATTGCCACCAGTCCTGTACGGATCAAGACCTCTGTCTACATCTCCGCGCCTTGCATTGCTGGGAGCAGGACTGGATAGACGGGTGCACCGATGAGGAGTTGAAGGCCCAGCATCTTGAAGCACATGACAACGCCGAGAAGTGGGAGGGCATCTTCAACATGCACCGCATCGCCTACCCCCACACCTACTACGACAGGCGGACCGTTCGACCGTGAATCACAAGGTCTACCGTCTATTCGACAAAGAGGGGAACCTCCTTTATGTGGGCGTGACATCCTCGGTTGCCGCTCGGTTCGCTGCGCATGAAGAAGAGAAGGCGTGGTGGCACGAAGTCAATGAGGTCAAACAGGAACTCTTTGACACCCGTGAAGAGGCATTCCGAGCGGAGAAGGTCGCCATTCGAACCGAAGATCCCACCTACAACAAAATCAGGTATGGCTCATCGACTCCTAAGTCCAGCCAAGCGTTTTACAGCAAGGGGGAAGGTCCTTACGTGGACGTGGTTGGCCCTAAGGAGATGGCTGAGCGCCTGGGGGTTCAGCATGAAACGGTCCACAAGTGGCGGTATCGGCAGGTCCTCCCCGAACCCGCTTTAATCCTTTCGGGGACACCGATGTGGGAGTGGGAGACCATCAAAGAGTGGTGGGAGAACCGTAAGGCAGCAGGATGAGGGTCAGGGAACCAACCAGCCCGACTTGGTGAAGATGACCAAGCGAGGGGCCACCTTCGGGGTGGCGTTAAGCGGTAGAGCGTCACCAGCTGGTTGGTTCCCTGACTTGCTTCCTCCGATGACATAGCATGACCAGCCAAATGCAGGCACCCCGTCACGGAGGAACCGTCTGGCTCACATAGCCGACCAGATTCACCTGACTGTCCCCTTCACCAAGATTGAGAAGCAGTCGGACGGATCCCGTGTCGTCAGTGGCCCTGCGTCGGACGGTCTCTTGGACTGGGATGACCAGATTGTCGACCCCCAGTGGGCGGCCGAGAAGCTCTCCCAGTGGTTCTCCGACCTCGAGGACGGCGGGTTCAACGCCACCATCCACCAGATGCACTCTCCCCTGCTCGCTCCTGCGGGCAAAGGTAAGGACCTCTCCTACGAGTCGGGAGTGCCGTGGGTCCGGGCCAAGATTGTCGAGCCCACCGCGGTCAAACTGATTGACGAGGGTGTCTACCGGGGCTTCTCCATCGGCATCTTGGACCCCCCCATCTTCGCTGACCCCAAGGCCAAGAATGGCCGCATCGGAGCGCCGGGGGCAGGCGGGTACATCAACGAGGTCTCTGTGGTCGACACGCCGGCCAACCCCCGCTGCCTGTTTTCGTTGGCCAAGCGGGCGAAGGCGAACAAGCCCATCCGCGAGACCGGCGTCATCGAGATTGTCGAGGACGGCCAGGCCATCCCCCTCCAGAAGGCCACCCGCGAACAGTTGACCAAGGCCTTCGTCCATGCTCTGTCAGCCCACACCGAAGACGGTGCGCTGACCAAGGTCATCACTGCCCAGCTCTCTGAGGTCGGAGACCCCGGTGCACAGAAGGCGCAGCGCCGCGCCGCCAAGATTCGGGCGGCAGCTGCCTATTACGCCCTGGTCAAGCGGGACATGGACCCTGACGTCGGCGGTGGGGTTGACCGCGACACCCTCAAGCCCGGGGACTACGTCTTCTCTGACACCAAGGACTTCCCGGTGGTCACTCCCGGAGACGTCACCGATGCCGTGTCATCGTGGGGTCGCTACAAGGGCTCCGAGTCGTTCGATTCGTTCAAATCCAAGTTGACGGCACTGGCTCGACGCAAGGGTCCGTCATTCGTGAAGGAACTGCCCGCTGCCTGGGACGTCAAGAAGGGAAAAAAAATGACCGACACTGCCACCAAGGCCGAGAAGACCAAGGCTGACAAGAAGCCAGCGGACTCGATGCCCGATGGTGCCTCCAAGTGCGGCACCTGCAAGGGGGCCAAGACCATCATGGATGGCAACCGCGAGTGCCCCAAGTGCAAGGGCAAGGGCTACACGATGCCCGGCGATGACGCTGACGCGAAAGCCAAGGCCAAGGTCATGGGTCAGGTCAACGCCGCTGCTGACGCGGCCAAGCGGGCAGGCGACGTGGCCGGGGCAGCCGTTGGTGCCGCCACCGCCGCCGTGGTGACGAAGAGCCTGACCAAGGACGCCGACGACGACGTGGACGACGCCATCGAAGAGATTGCCGAAGGGCTCGCGGACGCCGTTGACGCCCAGGGGGATGATCTTGAGGAGGACCCCGGCAAGCCCAGTGACGGTGCCGTCAACACCGCCCTGGCCAACACCGCCAGTTCCGTATCTGCTCTGGCAGCGGCTCAGGGGGCCGACCAGGTTGCCGACGTCATGGGAGGCAAGAAGAAATCGAAGGGTGAAAAGGTGAAGAAGGACAAGGACATGACCGGGCCGGACGACGACCCCAGCGGCATGCCGGCGAAGCCCCCCAAGAAGGGCAAGAAGGGGAAGGGTGCCATCCCGCCTCAGTTCGCCAAGGAGGACGAGAAGCCCAAGAAGAAGGGCAAGAAGAAGAAGGCCAAGACCGGCGGCGACTCGACAGCCATTCCCGCCGTGACTGGGGTGATGAAGGAGAAGGACGACGTCATGGACGCCAAGGGCATGGTCGGCACCGTGGGCAAGGGCAAGAAGGGCAAGGGCAAGAAGAAGGGGATGCCCTCAGTCGAAAAGCGCCTGCATGACATCTTGTGCCCGGCGTACTCCACCAAGTCCGTGAAGTCGGCCTTCGGTATCACCAAGAGCGGCGACGTGCCGCTGGTCGAGGTCCTTTCACCGGAGTGGTGGGGTGCCCAGCTCGCTGACCTCACCTCGGCCCGCAAGAAGGCGGGCAAGGACTCTGTGGCCGAGGCCTACCAGGCGCTGGCCGCTTCGACGAAGCTCACCTCGCTGAACCCCCCGACCTTCCTCCAGTTGAGGGACGCCGCGGCCAAGACCTTCGCTGACTCCTACCCCAGCGTCTCAGTCAAGCCGGGAGTCATCAACCCGGACGACTTCCACCGGCCGTTCCTCTCGAGCGCGACCGACGAGACCTCCTCGGTCATGCGGGTCCCCATGCCCGACCTCAAGGGCGTGTTCGGTCCTGACGACATCGACCGGGGAGCACTGACGACCAACCAGAGTCGCCCCACCCTCTCGGGCGGGAGCTCGGTGGCCAAGGGGAAGAAATCCAAGGGGACCACGGCCGGGGCTGGGAATCCGAACAGTCGGCAGTTCTACACGAACTCGGCCAAGGACGAGAGCCAGGACGCCATGTCGATGCTCCATGACCACATCGTGAACCGCTATCCGGGCGTGTGCCCGATGGAGGCCGTGATGCCCGGCACGGACATCGACTCGGACGGTCAGGCTGGCACGGCGGCGGAGATGCAGGCGAAGGGCCCGGGGGTCGAGATGCTGCCTACCCCCACAGGGGCTGCGGACCCTGGTACTCTGCGACCAATCGGCAAGAAGAAGGCCGACAAGAAGACCAAGACCGAGGTGGCTACTGCGGTCGGCAAGGGAGCCGGGACGGCTCCGCCGGACACAGAGGCGATAAGGGAACTGGTCGAAGGAGTGCTCCGCGAGGAGCGCAAGGTGACGAAGCGCAAAGTGAAGCGCCTGAGCAAGGGCTTCAAGCGCCAGTTGTCCAAGCGCGACGCTGCACTCCACAAGGTGCTGGCCCAGCCCAATCCCACCCCGTTCCATCGGGGCGCGTCGCAGAAGCAGTTCACGCCCAAGCTCACGGTCGACTCTGAGAAGGTCGAAGAGGCGAAGCAGGCCGCTGAGCGGATTCGCGTGCTGAAGGTGCGGTCAAGGGACGGCAACTCCCAGGTAGCCCAGACAGCCATGACAGAACTCATGGAGAGCCTGGAGCCTGGCGCGTTTGCCAAGGTCATGGCGGCAGACCCCGAATAGGGGAATCGACAGTTCCATATCAGGCCCCTTGGGGGGCACATCGAAAGAAAGGGGCCTTCTGGCCAACCCATTTTCCAACTTGCTTGAGTCGCTCGACAAGACGCCGGCTGACCGCCCCAAGGGCGGCAACTCCATCCTTGAGACCCTCAAGTCTGCAACCGAGCAGGGCCGTTTCGGAGAGGGTCCGCGAGGAGCGGAGTCCTTCCGGGCCGCCCAGATGCCCGCCCTCGTCAAGGGCTACGGCATGCACACCCCGGGTGCGGGTGGTTCGCTGAGTGGCGGACCCATCGTCCAGTCCGAGTTGCGCGACCCGACCCGACAGTCCCAACTCGAGGCGTTCGCCACGGCGACCCTCCATGAGGTGATTGCCAAGGGCCTGACCAAGCCGAACAAGGTCCTCAAGGGCTTCGTGCCCCAGTTCGGCAATGCCATCAACATGATGAACCGGATGAGTCCCCAGGCCATCGGCATGGGTCTCACGGCAAATCAGTGGTCCAAGGAACTGAGCCGGGCCCTGGGCAAGAACTTCTCGCTCTCCAGTCCTCTGGGTTCGGGATTCGTGCCCTTCGACCTGCTCCCCTTCGTGCGGACCATATATCCGGTCTATACGCCGCTTCGCAATAAGATCCCTAGAGTCCCTGGTCAGGGCGAGTATCACCGGGGCAAGATCCTGGCGTCCATCTCCGGTTCTTTGCCGGGGAACCTGGGGTCGTTGCAGGACGACTCGACGTCGGAGTTCTTCGGCGGGAGCTTCTCGTCATGGCCGAACCAGCTGCCCGCTTCTGGGACGCAGACGGCCTACGACCTCATCATCCCGTACAAGTTCTTCGCTTTGACCGAGGGAACGTCGTGGCTGGCCCAGTTCCAAGGCCAAGGCTTCGATGACATCTACGGACTCGCGTCTTTGGTCCTCTTGCAGGAATTCATGTTGCTCGAGGAGCACGACATCTTGGCGTCCAGCTCGCAGGCCCTGACCCAGCCGTTAGCGCCGACGGCGACGGCTCGCAACGCCGGGACCGGCGAGACGCCCCTCACCTTCACAGGCACCGACGTGTGGATCACCACCACGGCGCTGGACTTCTGGGGTGAGACGGCGTTCAACGCCTCCAACGTCACCGAGGTGACTACGGCCACGTCGGGGACCTCGGTCATCGACGTGACACTGCAAGCCTCCGACGGCAACCTGGCCCAGGCCATCTATGTGGCCACCGGGACCTCGACGCCGAGCCGGACTTCGTTCTTCCGCTTCATCCTGAACACCTTGGGTGGATACGTGGGAGCGGCGAAGTTCACCCTTCAGGGAGCGATTCCCGTCTCGGGTGCGAACCCTCCGGCGGCTGACACCGGGACCTCGGCCACGACCCGTCAAGAGAGCATCATCTCAGTGCTCTCGGGCCGGGCTTACAACAACGGTGCCGGTCCGTACCCCGGGCCTGGGTCGAGTCCTGCGGTCAACGCCGGGTACTACAACCCCTCGGTCGGCCAGCAGTTCGTGGTCAGCGTCCTCCAGAACGCCCTCCAGCAGATGTTCAACGGGTCGACGGGCTACTTTGCCAACCCTTCGGAAATCATCTGCTCGCCCAACGACATCACCATCTTGGCGGAGTCGATTCTCAGCGAGTCCGTGGCTGCGTACCAGCTTCGGATTCAGCAGAGCGAAGTCGCCTCGGTGACTGGTGGCGTGGCGGTCGCAAATGTTGTGAACCCGATCACGCGATCAATGCCTGAGCTTTTGGCGCATCCGTATTTGCCACAGGGCACAGCGACGCTGATGTCCTACACGCTGCCCCAGACGCAGAACAACCTGGGGAACGTGATGGAGAACGTCATGGTCCAGGACTACGCCCAGATCGGTTGGCCGGTCATCGACCCGACGTTCCGTCAGTCGATTCTCCGGCTCGGCCTGTTCTGGCTGGCTGCCCCCCAATATTGCGGACTTTTGCAAGGATTGCAGCGGTCCGCAGTCACGCCTTACAGCTAGACATCGAGGTCAGTGGCCCCCTCTCGGTCCCGGCATAGGCCGGGAGGGGGCTGCGACCACACTCACACAGGAAGACGCGTAGAGAACTCACATGGCGGGGCTCGCACTCACAGTCGAATCACCAGTCACACCAGAGCCATGGGGTGGCATCACCATCGGGCCCCTCACCGTCACCGGGACCATCGTCCCGGTTGTCTTGGGGCCGACCATCGCGTCGGGTGCCAACACCATCGCCGTGCCGACCGGGGCATCAGGGTTCGTCTTCACCCCGCCTTCGACGAACACCAACGACATCACTCTCAAAGGTGTGACCGGGGACACGGGGATCTCATTGCCAAAGGCGAGCTTCAGCGTCTATATGTTCGACCCCGCCAACCTGCCCGCCGACATCGTCCTCACCGCCGCCGGCACGGTCGGCTTGAGCCAGATCGTCTTCTTCTGAGGAGAAACTGATGCCCGTTATCCAACCCAACCCCTCTGTGCCGGTGAAGGTCGACCCCGTCACCGGCCAGGTCAACATCCCCATCGACACGGCATCTGGGGTAGCTGTGGTTGCTGAAGCGAAGGCGTCGGGGAACCTCTACCTGGTGCCGGCGGGCAAGACCTTCACGGGCATTGCCATCCTCATGGTCGGTACAGGGTCGGGTCTCGTTGAGATCGAAGACGCCTCGGACGTCGTCTACCACTCCTCTGGGGGAGCGTCCAAGGTCCCCGCGAGTCCCGCCATTGCCTCTTCGGTGTCGGTTGCCGGGGGTGGCGGAGGCAACCAGCTCTCCGTCGTTCTGTCCGGCTCCGGCGAGGTCCTCTCTGCCGTCATCGCGGGATACATAAAGTGAGCCCGCGCATGCTGGTAGAGCCACCACGGTTCCACCGTGAGTACGGGGCTGTCGGGTGCACCGGGGTCACCATGGAAGACGGTCGGGTCTTCCGCTCCAACAAGGCGGGCCACATCGAGGTCGACGACGCCAAGACGGCGAAGCAGATGGTGGACAACCCCCTGGCCCCCGGCCACGTCCTTGAGCAGAAGTTCCACGGTGCCGGTCTCACAGGAGCCACCTGCACGGGCTGTGGATTCGGCGCGTTCGCGTGGCAAGCATCGGCACCCTGTCCGAAGTGCGGAGGGGTCATCGAGAAGGAGAGCAAATGACGGTTTATGTGCACATGAACAACCGGACGGTCGGCTACGGGGAGCACTTCCATGTCGCTCCAACGATTGACGCCGACCACCTCGAGCGCACCTGGAAATTCTCCTGCGATGAGCCTGGTTGCGAGGAGCGCATCCTCAAAGACGTCGAGCACTCCGCTCGCAACGCTGCCTCAGTCCCTCTCAGTGCAGAGGAGAAGGCTGAGGAAGAGGCCATCGGCCAGACGGCCAAGAAGGACGTCAACACGATGGCCATGGCCCTGTCGCAGTGGGCCAAGTCGGAGGCGGCCAAGTCAACCCCAGTCAACGCGTAGGAGCAGGCCGGGTGGGGAGGCCGGGACGGTCGAAGTGCGCGCTGTGTGGGATGGGCAAGCGGACCGGGATCACAACCATGTGCCCGGACTGCGGCCGTCAGGTCTGCGAGCGCCACCTCAACCTCTCGGGCACCCACGCCCAATGCACCCGCTGTGCCAAGGTGAGGCAAGAGACCCCAGATGACAGCCCCCTATCAGCTACCGGCTGACCTCCAGCGGCAGCCCCTGGGCATCTCCTGGTCGACCCTCGGAGCCACCAATACGCTGAACCCGTCGCCTCCCGAAATGGAGGCCGCCATCACCTCGGTCGCCTGGCAGGCCTCAGGGGAGGCCGACGGAGAGGCTGGGCAGACCCTGCGGGCCACTCTCGCCACTGAGACCCTCTACGCTCCCTCTCACCGCGTGGGTATCTGGCAGAGCGGCCTGGCCCGCTTCATCGCCTCCCAGAACCCCGTGCTCAAGGTGGTCCAGGCCCAAGTCGCTCCGGCCGGCCAGTTGCCCAGCACGACGTGGACCCAGGTGCCGCTTGGGGCCGCCTATCCCGAAGAGGAGCCCTACGGCATTTACAACTCGACCGCTCCCGGGGCGGCCCACGGTGGTGGCCAGGGGATCCTGATTTCAGCGGTCTACGTGAACTGGAGCCTGGGGCGTCGAGGTATCCGGGTCCAGTGCTCCTATCTCGCTGGGTGGCCGCACACCTATCTCACAGCCAGTGCAAATCCTGGGGATGACTCCATCGAGGTCGACGACGTCACGGCCTGGTCAGGTGCGGTGGGGTGGATACCCGACGGCGGGCAGACCGAAATCGTCGCCTGTGGCCTCGCAACTTCGTCAGGAGCGCCCGCCTACAACGCCGCCGTCAACTACACCCCAGGCGCTTTCGTGAGCCTCAGCGGGGCGAATTACGCCTGCCTCATCACCAACGGGCCTGGCACGGTCAACGGGGTGCAGGCACCTCCCTCCCCCTCAAGCACTGCGTACTGGGCGGCGAACCCCGAACCCGCAGGACCGGGGACCCTCAACCTCTTGAGTCCCATCCGTAACCCGCACTCAACGCCGGTCCTGGTGACGACAATCCCTCCTCAGGTGCGCTGGGCGGTTGCCCTCTATGCCAAGGCGGAGGCCCTCGAGCGAGGGGTCGCGACCATGGCCATCCCCTCAGGTCAGGGCGGCGGGGGTGGGAGCCTTGAGGGTGCCATCGGCTCTGCTCGGCTTGAGGCGGCCATCATCTTGCGCGACTTCGCCCGGACCATCTGATGCTGGCCTCGGTGCAATATTGGCTCAAGGGGCTCCTGAATGGTTTGCAGAACCCCATGCTCAATCCGCTTGAGGCGGTCATCCAGCCCCCCGTACTCGCGGACACGGGTGACCACCCCTACGCCTACATCTGGGCCGGCCGGGGCCATGAGGCACGTCAGACCGCACCGCGGGCCATCCGCCAGCCCAGTGGGGCAGTGAACCCCGGTGGCTACCAGAAGATGATCTGGAAGACCGACGTGCGCCTCTACACGGTGATGGCGCAGGAGGACCCGAACATCGAACTGGCCTTCCCCGCCCTGATTGACGTCACGGTGCGGTGGCTGAACACCACCCAGATTCCGATCATCATCACCGACCCGGTGACCGGCCAGCAGTCCCAGATACTGACCATGGCAGAGACCCTGGACATCAACTACGCCACCTCGGTGACCACCATGTCAACCGGGCAGGGCATCATCCGCTTCGGGTGTGACTTTGTCGTGGAGGTCCAAGAGAAGGTGTCGTGGACCGAGGGGGTGGCCTGAGATGACGATGTTCAGCATCGAGACCAACGCCGACGATGTCGCGGCACGGCTCAAGGCGTTCTCGACGACCTCGAGCATCGTGCGCTGGATAGATGCGGCCAGTCCGACCATCATCGAAGCCCTCAAGGTAGAGGCCCCCTACGGTCCTGACCGTGCCGGCCAGCCCCACCTGCGCGACCGCATCTTCTCGGAGCGCCACTCGAGCATTGGGTCGGTTCAGGCAGTCTTCGATACCGACCGCTCCCCTCTCGCTACCTGGATACTGGGCGGGACCAAGCCGCATGACATCCCCAACGCCTTCGGGTGGGGGCCGACGTTCGGTATCGGGGGACGGTTCGAAGGCAAGTTCCACCCCGGCACCAAGCCCAATGACTTCAACGTGCGGGCTTGGCTGGGGGTCGAGTCCATCGTCATGGACGAGCTCATCGAAGAGATAGGAGGTGCCCTCGGTGTCTAACCCCAAGGTAGTGCGGGTGGAGAAAGCCCGCCGTACCACCAAGACCAGCCTGGCTGGCTCAGTCAAGCGTGCCCGCAAGGCCTCTAAGACGAAGGCTCGAGGTACGACTACCCGCGCCTCTCGGACAAGGCTGAAGTAGGATTCGCCCGCAATGAGGCACTTCCTCCGAACAGACGGTGACGTAGGTGTGGGTCCATCCCTCGATGCCGTTGTCTTCGTCAAGACCGGCGACACCCTGCACCTCAACGACGGGGATCCGGTGGAAGCCAAGGTGGCCAAGGACGTGGCCGCCGCATCGTCGGGGTGGCTTGAGGTCGATGAAGCTGGCGCTGCGGTTCCTCGGCGCTCAGCCACGGCCGACCCTGTGGTGATTCCACCCGACGACAACCCCATCGTTGAGCAGCTGGCCCAGATTCACGAACCAGATCCCGGTGGCGAGGAGCCACTTCCCCAGGCCTAACGGCCTAGAAAGCGAGACCGTCTGCCCCCTACCTTCCTCTTTCAGGAGAAGATCGGTTCCGCCTCCGCCACTGGCGTGGGCAAGGAGACCACCTTCGGCACCGCAGTAACGCCAGACAGTTTCATCCCCTTCACCGGGAACACGATGGACGTCGACCCCGGCTTCTTCATGCCAGAGACGATGGTGGGCACCCGTGACGTGGGCGTGTTCCCCGTCTATGGGCAGGAGAAGGACGTCGGTGCTATCGACGGGCCCCTCTTCCCGACCAACGGCATCGAGCTATTGGTCTACGCCATCGGCACCGACGCTGTGTCGGGGTCGGGTCCGCTTTACACCCACACCGTCTCTCAGGCGGTCATTGTTCCCTCGGTCACCATCGAGAAGAACATCGGTGGAACCCAGTCCCTCCAGTTCGCCGGCGCACGGGTCGGGAAGTACTCCATCAAGGCGGCGGCGACTGACACCGAGGCACAGTTCACCTGTGACCTGACGGCGCAGTCCTACGCCATCTTGGACAGCCCGACCTCGGTCTCCTTGGTCGAAGAGGAGCCGTTCGTCTTCGCGGAGTACGTGCTCGAGTGGAACGGCAACCAGCTCGCCCAGTCGTCCAACTTCACCTGCGACATCGACAACGGCATCAAGGCCACCTACACGATGAACGGCAGCCACGAAGCCCAGTTCATCACAGCAACCATCCTGAAGGTCTCTGGGACATTCGACGTGGTGTGGGACAGCCTGGACAACGCGACCTACGGCTACTTCTCCCAGATGGAGGCCGAACTGGACGCTGCCCTCACGCTGTCGTTGACCCATCCGGCGTCGGGGGGTTCAATCGCACTGACCATGCCTCACGTCCGCCTCACCCGCGACGTCATCGACCCCAAGGTTGCCGACGTGGTCATGGAGACAATCTCTTGGACCGCCCACCGCTTTATCGGCGTGCCATCGACCATCTCAGCGGTCATTCAGAACACCCGCTCGACCGCCTACTAGAGCCCCAGGTCTCGCGCCCGCTTGACCCATCTCCATGCTGTCGAATAGCTGAGTGACCATCGTTCGATTACGGCGGGCATCCCCCCGCTGGCATGGACCTGGGCGACTTCAGTCCAATGTTCCGGTCCATAGAGGCGAGGTCGACCTCGCTTGGTCCGGGGAGCGTGCATGATGGCCGCAGAAGCTATCTGTGCAGCCTCGGAGGGTAGTCTGGATAGCAAAGGTGCCCATCGGACGGTCAGTTCCTCTAGTGTTTTGGCTGCAATGCGATGAGTTGGGATCTTCTGGAGGTCACGACCTCGGAGTGCTACATGGGTGCCGGTATCGCGGCCTGTCCACGGCGGGTCGCAGGCGGGGTCATTTCCAGCCACCACAATCTGGGTGACGCCGAGAGTGCCCTCCACCAGGCTTAGGGTGATCCTGACGTAGTAGGGCCCCTTCATCTCGTCTGGCCAGAGCCGATCAACGTACGCGACCGGAGGGTTGCGTTTGGATTGATAGTGGTCGGTATTCGTTAGTCGTCCATCAACACCGAGACGACGTATCCAGTTCCGCTCAGCCTCATCGGCGCGCTCATTGTCCACCTGCTCGAGTTCTTCAATGACAGGAAGGCGACCGCCCATCAGTACTTCTCGTATCCAGTGGCTCCGCCAAGATTGGTCTCCCTTTCGGGCAGTGAGCAGATGGTTTGCCAGTCTCCCTTCAAGGGATCCGGTGGTTTGGCCGACATACCTGATCTGGTGGTGAGAGCCGAGAATGGAGTCCCTAAGTCCGTAGATAAAGGTGGTCATCGCGCTAAAAGTAGTACGGAAATGTGCGAGATATTCCCTAGTCTGGGAGGACTTCAGGTGTCACACTCCCATCCATGCCCGATTACCTATTCCGATACGACGAGACCCAACGAGTGGACCTCCCAGGAGACTTCTGGGTCGACGTCAAGAAGTGCCTCACCGGAACCCAGATGCGGACCATCCGGGGCAGACAGATCACCCGTGGGATTGAGGACTACAAAGACGATGAGGGCCGTGAGATGAAGCGGTCGGTCATCACGAAGATCGACGCCGACCTCTACGCCTACGAACTGGCCATCGCCTCCATCGTCGACTGGAACTTTGAGACCGCGGGAGCCAAGTGGCCCCTCAACCCCGAAGCGGTCAAGCGTGCCCACTACGATTTGCTCGATGAGGCAGACCAGGACGAAATCGAGGGTGTCTGCATCGAGCTCAACGCGGAGCCGACGCGCAAAGAGGGAGCCACGTTTCCGGTCGCTGGTGCGGGGGGCGTTCCAGCAGGGGAAGTCCCACCACCCGACGGTGGCGAAGTACTTCCATGAGCAGAAGTACTGGCAGCGCCTTGGGATCCACGCCGACGCTCGACCCCTAGAAGAGCGGCCGTGGAAAGAGGCCTGGGAGTACGGCATCATCATGGAAGAGCAGCACGAAGCCGAGAAGCCCAAGCCCAAGCCCACGACGCGGCGGAGGTAACGTCTGGCCGACCGTGAGCTAACAGTCCTCATCATCCTCACCGCTGAGGACCGCGCCAACGCTCAGATCGCCGCGACGTCGGCACAACTCGATGAACTGGGCGAGTCCGCCTCAGCGGCTAGTGCTGAGGTCGAAGCGGGGGCAGAGAAAAGCTCCACGGCTCTGGCCGAGACAGGTGCCGCTGCTGGGACAGCCGCTGATGAGGTAGAGGCCGCTAGTGCCCGCAACGCCGAGGCCATGGAGGCGACCGGGACCGCAGCGGAGACCGCGGGGGCACGCCAAAGCGAGGCGTTAGCGGCGACTGGGGCCGCTGCCAAGACGTCCGCCGATGAGGTGGAGGCGTCCAGTGCCCGCTCGAGTGAGGCCCTTGTCGCGACGGGGGTAGCGGCGGGGTCTGCGGCTGGAGGGGTTGAAGAGGCCGGAGCGCGCAGCAGTGCCGCTCTTGATGACGTTGCCACCAAAGCGTCGGCAAGTGGAGATGTCATCGAAGGTGCCCTGGCGGGCGGTGGGGTAGCCGCGGGCAAAGCGACTGATGAAATCGAAAAGGGTGGGTCCAAAGCCGAGACGGCCCTCGCCAGCGTAGGGTCCAAGGCAGAGAGTTCATCCAAGTCCCTCACGAAGTTTGGTAACTGGGGCACCGCGGCGGTTGTCGGTATCGCTGCCGGCGTCGTGGATTTGGGGGTCAAGTTCCAATCCGCCACCACGGCCATGGCGGCGGCCGGCGACATCCCAATCCAGACCGCCAACGCGATAGGCAAGGCTTTCCTCAACAGTGGTGACGACGTCATCTTTAGCGCCAAAGAGCAGGAGGGGGCTTACGGCTCGGTCGTCGGCCAACTCTCGACTCTGAAGGGTTATACCGACTCAGCCGCGACTGCCGCCAAGTTCATGTCCACGTCGATGGACTTGGCGGAGGAGAGTGGGAGCCAACTGGGCTCGACCACCGCTGACCTGTCCAAACTGATGCAGACGTTCCAAATCCCCATCAAGGACGTGGGGTCCGCATCGACCGACCTGTTCAACGCCAGCCGGCTGACCGGCACCGGAATCGACCAGGTGTCATCCTCACTGTCGACCCTGAAGTCGCGCCTCGGTGTTACGGCCCCCAGTCTTTCTGCCCTGTCGAGCCTGTCGGTGGACTTCGCTGAGCACGGCCTGTCCGGGTCCAAGGCACTTCGTCAGGTGAACACGGCGATGAACGCGCTGCTCAAGCCGCAGAATGACCTGCTTGTCGATAATCTGAAGCTGAACCAAGCGACCCAGGACCTCCCTCCCTCCCTTCAGACGCTGGCTCAGCAGTACGACAGCAACACCATCAGCACCACTCAGTTGACGACGGCGACTGAGGCCATGACCCCAGCGCAGCAGCAAGCCTGGACTGCCTTCACTGCTGCCAGCGGGGCCGTAATCAAGGCCAAGGACGCCGTCCAGTTGACGGGTATCACCGTCGACAATGCCAAGGGTCAGTTCGTCGGGATGGGCAATGTCATTACCCAGGTCGATGCCAAACTGAAGGGTCACACCCAGGCACAGCAGTTGGCCATCTTGTCCACGATTTTGGGTGCCACAGCGAACAAGGCTCTCCTCAACACCTTCTTGGCTGGGGCTGCGGGTTATGACAAGGCCACCACCGCGGTCACCAATCACAAATCAGCCAGCAACGCCCTGGCCGTCCAGCAGAAGACCCTGGGGCATGAGTTCGAAGCGACCAAGGTCGAGGTGGAGGATCTGGCCACACGGGTGGGCGTGGACCTGGTCCCCAAACTAGAGGTATTGGCCGCGGACGGTGGCAAGGTCTTGTCCTTCTTTGAGAAGAACAAGGACGCAGCAAAGGCCTTGGCCATTGTGGTTGGTGGTGTGCTCACTGCCGCTGTGGCGGTCTTTGCTGAGCAGAAAATCACGAAGCTAATCTCAGGACTCAAGAGCATCAGCGGTGAACTGGGCACTCTGGGTCAGAAGGCCGGTGCTGCCGCGGAGAAGTTCCTCGGACTCGGAGGTGCAGCAGAAAACACCACGACCAAACTCCAGACTGAGGGCGCAGCGGCACAGGAGGCAGGGTCGAAGACCTCAGCAGCCGGCACCGCCGCTGGGACCGCCGCGACAGAGACCACTGGTCCGGCCGGCGCAGCGGGGGCCGCTGGGGCGGAAGGGACCGCGGCCGAGTCCGCTGGGACCCTCACCACGGCGGCTGATGCCCTGACCGCTTCTGCTGGTGACCTCTCCTCGGCGGCCGAGGCCCTCTCTGGTACGGCGGCGACTCAAGATGCCAACGCCGAGAACGACGCTGGACTGAATGCCAGCGATTCCGCCGACCTCTCCTCGGCGGCAGAGGATCTTGTTGGGGCAGCCTCGGATTTGGGGTTAGCGGGGACCAAACTGGTGGGAGGGACCGCGGCCGAGTCCGCTGGGACCTTGAGTACGACGGCTGAGGCCCTGACATCTTCTGCTAGTGCTCTTTCCTCCTCGGCCGCGGATCTTGTCGGGGCAGCCTCAGATTTGGTAGTGGCAGCGACCAGGTTGGAACTGGTCGGTGGGGGGCCGACGACGGTAGTACCGAGTGGGAAAACCCCAACCGAGCCTGTCCCTGTGAAAACCCCGGGTGAGACTGCCCCGGGTGAGACTGCTCCGGCTGAGTTCGCCCCAACCCAAGCCGCATCAGCTGAAGTTGTCCCAGCAGCAGCGGGAGCGGCCGAAGCCACTGCCTTGACTGTTGCTGCCCCTAAGGCTGGTGGCCTGTTCGCTGAGGGCTTCTTCAAGGGAAGCCTCTCCACTGGCATCGGAGGCCTCATCGGTGTCCAGCTCTACAACGCCTTCCTCGAGAAGGACGTCGGGAAAATCATCGGCACCAAGGCCGCCAGTGTCATCGGTGACACCGCGACCGGGGCATCTCTCGGTATGGCTGTGGCTGGTCCCGTCGGGGCGGTGGTGGGTGGACTTCTTGGAGCCGTCTTCTCCCAACGAAAGGACTTTGCGACAATCGCCGCCGACAACCGCGACATAGCGCGGGATAAAAAGGAGAACGTCAAGAACGAGTACATCATCCAGGCCGCCGACAGTCCCAAAGTGGCGGCCAAGGACATCTCCACAAACGAATTCAAGATTGCAGCTGAGAAGCAACTAATCGCGGCCGACCAGATGCAGGAATGGGCCGATGCTGTCCATGGGGTGCCGGACAAGGAACTCAAGGCCAGCGTGACCCACCTTCAGGCCTCCGTTTCTCAGCAGACCGCGGCCAACCTCCAAATCTCCGCTGACGCCATAAGGCACGCAAACGAAGTGAAGTTCTTCTCTTACCTCTCGGGACACGACAAAGAGACTTCAGCCACCGCTAAAGAGTCCAAGACCGCCGCCAACTCAACTTCGACTGCTGCCATCGCCAGTACCATCGCGGCGGCAGATCACAAGGTGGCGGCCCAAGACACCTCCAAAGCGGCGGCTGATCTCACCAAGGCATCAAATGACCTGGCTTCGGGTAATACGAAGGCAGCGGGGAAACTGGAGACGTCGGCGGAGAATCTCAACAAGGCCGCATCCAACATCATTACTGCTCTGAGCGGTGGTACTCCTTCGCACACGACCGCATCAACTACTCCAGCCTCCAAGCATGTTGAGGTCAAGAAGGAGCCGACCCCCAAGCATGTTGAGAGTGTGTCTGGACTCAAGACAGAGCCGGTGGCGACTGCCCCGGCGGCACCAAGGATAGAGGTGACGACGACGGCCGCTGTGCCGGCGACTACCACGGCGCAGCCGACAGCCCCGGTCCCTGTGGGGATCTCGGGCGACGTTGCGCACATCTTGCAACATGCCGGCGAGACGGCGAGCGGGGCGGCCGATAAAGGGGTTGCAGCGAGCACAGTCCATCTCCATGCCTCCACCACTCATCTGAGCGCGGCCAATGCTCAGGTCGCCGCCACGAAAGACCAAGAGACGAGAGGTAAGAAGTCCTCCGACGACGCGACCACTGCCGCTAAGGCCATCACAACAAGTGCCACGGCCAGTTCGGCGGCGGCAGCAGACCACAAGTTGGCCGCCCAGGACACCTCCAAGGCAGCGTCGGATATGACGAACGCATCCAAGCAGTTGCTCTCAGGCAACACCACAGCTGCGAACCAACTGGAGACAGCGGCAGCCGGGCTTGAGACCGCTGCTGCTGCATTGAAGAAGGAGGCGTCCACCACCCCCACCCCCACCGTTCCTGTTCACTCGGTCCCCAAGCATGCTGAAGGTGGAGTGGCGACTTCACCACAGTTCGGAGAGTTCGGTGAGGCCGGCCCTGAAGCCCTCCTACCCCTGTCGAACCCCTCGACCATGGCTGAGATTGCGCAGGCCATCGTCCAGGCTGGTGGGGCCGGAGGCGGACTCGCTGCTGGTCACCAGACCATCTATCAAATCGACACCTTGACCATCGTGGCTCAGAACCCCGCACAGATGGAGCAGCAGTTGGCGCAGAAGGCCCGTGTCAGTGCCTTGTCCAGCCGGCCTTCCGGCTCGAGCAACCTGGCGGTGGCGACATGAGCGAGCCCTTTGTTGTCATGAGCGGATTCATCACTCGCGCCAACCTGGCCACCCCCCTGCCGGACCTCCCGATATTCGTCGACCCCTACTGGCCCATCATGGGTGACGACGCGGACGCGGCCGATATGTCGATGCAGGCCGGCATTATGCCGGGACAGAGCGCCACCAAGTACGTGTGGGCCGATAGTCCTTACGTGGCCGGTCAACAGTTGGTGCTCGCCACCCCAGACATCTCCACCCTCGACCTCCGACTGGTCATCGACGGGGACTCGATGCTCGATGCGCAGAACAAGATTGCGCCGATTATCCAGGCCGTTCGTGAGCAACTCAGTTTCACAGTATCGGTGACGTTCGATGAAGCGACCTACGCGTGGAACTGCTGGAATGGTGACTAC